TGGTGGACCTGGGGGGATTCGCACCCCCGTCCAGAACACTTTTCTCTTTGCTTCATACAGCAATAACTTACATTATATATTAGTTAAATCATCAATATGCACATAACCATCAACTTTTAAATTTGGATCACTAACACACTCTAACAACACATGTCTTTTGTCAACATCGTCAGGATGAAAGTGTTTAACAACAAATTCATGTCCTCGATAATTGTCATAAAAAGGTTTGAAAGGTGGCCTATAAACCTTATCTAAAAATTTAAATTTTTGTGATAACATATTATATATTGTCTAGAATTGAAAATCTATTATATAGTTGATCTTTTATTATACTAGATCAACTTCCATTTCTTATATTCTGCTCGTAGCTCTTTGAATCCATCAATCCACTTGTTTCGTTTTTCTACGAATACTAATGGCTTTTCATCATCTACTGCTATGAGCACTACTAATTGTGGTACTGGTATTTTGGTCATCTCTTCGAACGCAACAGCGTACGCCGCGCATTGCATAAAATAATCATGAATATCGTTATGATGTTTTATTCGTTTAGATGTTTTAAAATCTATTACTGACATTTTACCATTGTATTCACCTATACAATCTACAGTTCCTGCAACTTCTAAATGATCTGAATACAATGGTTGTTCCAAAGCATGAATGTTGTCAATGCTATGAAGTACTGGTTTCATATTTTGCCACATTTCAACATCAAACATATTTGGAACGATTTCTTTATTTAAAAGATATTGTTCGCATAAGCTATGAATACGTGTTCCGCGGCCTGCTGCCTTGTTAGATATTTTGTTTGCTTCTTCTTCACCTACTCTTTTACGCCATTCTATAATTGCTTGTTTTTTAAGCAATCCGGTGACAGTAGTTACCGATGGGTATGCTTTACCCGATGGTGTTTCATAAACACGGCTACCGTTATCATCAGTAACTCGTTTTAGTTTGGGAAACGGAAGTTGTACATGATTAAACATAAGGTTTTAGATTTGGAGGTTTCCATCCTTCGGGTTTCAATATTTTACCATCTTCACGTCGAATTACTTTACCAGTTTTATTGTCAATTTTATGTAAATTGCTATCAGCAACTTCTGTCCAAGCGCCTCTAACATCAAAACCTTTCATGTAACAATAACCTAAAATAACCCAGATCATATCCATACAAGCATCTAATTGTTCTACGTCGTCACGCATAACTAATGCTTGACAAAATTCATCATATTCTTCAGCAATCAACCCGCGATATAACTGAGCATTTTCTTCACAAGGTTTTTGTTCGCACGCATTCAAAAACACTGCCACATCAAGTATCATTGACATAATTTACCTTTATTAACCAGCCAAAATTTCTAAATTGTGCTCGTAATGTTTTTTACGATCTTCTAATCCTATTGTACCACCATTGATCCGCTTTGTCAATAACAATATATCCTTATTGTCTGCAATGGCATTCAATTTGTTTTTTGCCCAAAACCAACAAGCAGATTCAATAGCGCCGTCCATTGTTTCGCAATAATGGACAACATCTTCTAATGTCAATCCAATAGAGTTGCCAAATGCTTGGTAATTTAACTTACCTGTAAGTTGAATAGCACCACGGCCTCTGTGTGCGTAACCGTCTCCCGATGCTTCAGGTCCGTTACCCATTCTATTTGCATAAATTCTGTTTGCAATCTTTTCAGGTTTGCGCTCATATTCTTTTGCCAATGCCTCTGTCGGAAAATACTTTTTAAATAATCCCAACAACCCTTTAGCACCATAATTTAAATTTTCTTGTAGTACAGTAAAGTCTAAAGACTCATGCCCACATTGTGCTAAAAATGCAGCAACTCTTTCAACAGTTGTTATCTCATATTTAGGTAAAACATTTTCAAGTGCCTCAAACAAAACATCTATGTTTTTGTTTCTTGTTAAACACTGCTGTAACTTTTCTTCAGTAAACTCAAACTCAAAACTCATTTTATTCTCCTTATACTTCTATATAGTTTCTATCTTTAGTAAACCAAATTGGCATTGTATATCTAGTACCAACAACTGTACTAACGGCGTGACTATATTCTATGCCGGCGGGATATAATGCTAATTTGCCCTTCACAGGTTTGATAAAATGCGGACCGTGTCCTGGAAAAAATGTTTCGCCTCCGGCAAAATCATCGTTCAAATATAATACTCCGGAATAATTTCTCCAAGAACAGAAATTCGGTTCACCTTCTTGATCGCAGTTGTCTGCGTGTAAAATCATCCCAGAGCCGCTTTCCCAAGAAACCAAATCTGTGTAATCTGGATATAGATACTCTTCATTGAATACTTTTTTTGCTACGGCTGTTGCATCAAACTTAAATGCATTAACCCAGCGTTTAATTGTATAATCTTGAATATTGCTGTAATCTATAGTTTTACCGTTGAATAATCTATTGCGACCACTTACGTTCATCTTTGGTCTCGTGCTAAACCAAGCAACTATTGTGTCGCATAAATCGTCCGGCAAAAAGTTCTCAAATTCATAGATTTGGTTGTCTCTCATTTTAACTCCTAATTTGTTTCATATTTATTTTCATATTCTAGTCTCGCTAATATATATTCCTTAACTATAGAAGATCTTACAATGTCTCCGGTGCCAAATTCAAAAGTCTTAAAACTTGGCATCATGTCTGCAATCGTCATAAATTTCTTTAATCCAGACATATCGGTTTTTTTGTATAAATCGGTTTGTCTAAAGTCACCGCAAAATATAATCTTTGACCGTTGCCCTACTCTGGTCATTATGGAATTCAATTCCATATCCGTCATATTTTGACATTCATCTACAAGTATAATAGAATTACTTAAAGTAATACCCCTAACAAAAGAGGTTATTATAAATTGAACTGCTTTCTGTTCAACAAGTCTTGAGTATGCATCTGGTCTGTCAAATAAATCTTGACAAATTTCTACATAAGGTGCGGTATATACTTCTGTTTTTTCTTTTTCGTCTCCAGGCAGATGCCCTATTTCCCTGCTAGGTACTGCGGATCTAACTATTACTATCCTTTGGTAATTGTTTCGTTTATCTAAAACTTCATCTAATGCATGATATAAAGCTATGTATGTTTTACCCGTTCCCGCAACTCCGTGTAGTAAAGAAACTTTCGATTTTTCATATGCATCAAAAAAACCTCTCTGATTGTCAGTTAATGGCTTAATGGTCTTCATATCCGATAAACATAACTTTAACTTATTATTGGTTATTGTAAGCTGAGGTGTTTGATTATTTTGAATCTGAAGATTAGTTCTTGTTTTTGCCATGTGCGTCCTCTTTGGATAGTACGAAATGAGGCCAATTTTTAAGGATTGTCCTCCCGATTTTTAAAGTGGGATTTTAGCATCATATATGTTAGCGTCTGCTCAATTTATCTGAAAGATTAGCTTGACGACCATTAGTCGAATTGATCTTAGATAAAACTTCCCTAAATCCGTTGTCTATGGTTCGTACGCCTAAACGGACAGGGTCGCCGAAAGGAATCGGCGTAGTATGGTGTGATTCGTATTTGGTAGAATTGCAGGTAGGACAATGTTGATTCTCCATCTCCGCAATTCGACACATAACTTCAAAAATGTTTGAGCACTCAGAACATTTGAAATCGTAAAATGGCATTAATTGGCTCCTAATACATTATATATTAAATTGTAACTTTTAAATCGGCAGGGGTAATTGATTCTATTATATTTGTCAGCGATTGATCAAATGTATATGTAGGAGTCCATCCTAGATCGTTTCCTATATTATTTATGCTAGGAACACGACTTGTAACGTCTTGATATCCTGCCCCGTAAAATTCTCCGCTAGATTTTACACTAATTGAAGCCTTCTGTTTAGTTAATCCCGCATCTTCTAATTGGTTAATTACTTTTAAAGCAACTTCCCTAACAGATATATTGTTCCATGGATTACCTACATTATAAATTTTACCATTAGCTTTTTCTTCATTTAAAAGAATTTCTTTCAACGCACCCACGCCATCTCTAACATCTGTAAAGCATCGTTTCTGATGACCACCATCAACTAGTGTTACTTCACCTTTGTATAATGCATCACCAATTAATTGAGTAATTAATCGTGAAGAGCCTTCGGATGTTGCTTCTAATGTATCAAGATATGGGCCTACCCAATTAAATGGTCTGAATAAAGTAAAGCGGAAAGAATCTCTCTGATTCATTGCAAAGATTACTCGATCAAGCAATTGCTTAGAGCAAGCATAGATCCAACGAGAATATTTAATAGGACCATATACCAAATCAGATGTTTCTTCGTCAAACGGTGCTTCGCCCTTACCATATACTTCTGAAGTAGACGGGAATATAACACGCTTACCTAATTTCTGTGCTAATTTAATTACGCGAAGATTTTCTTCAAAGTCTAATTCAAACACTCGCATTGGTTGTTCTACATATAACTTAGGTGTAGCAATGGCAACAAACGGCAATAGAACATCGCAATCTTCAATTAGCCCGTCAATGATTCCATGATCTTCCATAATGTTTAGTTGATGGAATTCAAAGCGATTATCTTGCGGTAACATATCGGTACGTGTTTTATATTTGTCAACACCTACAATTTTCACATCACTAAAACGAGCATCCGCTAAAATGGAATTGCTTAAGTGATAACCGATAAATCCATCGGATCCTAAAATTAAAATTTTCATCATAACCTTTCAAGTCTTAATTTTTTTTCATTAGAAACAATCTCATTAATCATTTTGCTCACGGTGTCTTCACCATGCGAGGACATAATAATTTTTTGTTTGTCTCTTTTACTTTTCATTGTCATACTGTTCATAGCTTTTGTAATAATAAACTCGCCAGTATATAACTCTGTTTCTATTTGTATTTTCAATTTTCTTTGAAATTGCTTTGATGTATTTACTGTAGAAACATCATCTATAATATATTCACCGTATTCATTATGATATATTTCAACATTTTTATTTTTTAGATATGAGTCTAAAGACGCAATGTGGTAAAGATATTCAGAAACATTATCTTGTTCAATACCCCAATTATAATTGCATTTTATAATTTTGTCAACATCTAAACCAGATGTTAATTGGTCAAAAATTATAGAATATCTATGTTGCGATAAAATATGTGTTGGTATGCCTTTAACAATAACAGATGCTTCTTGTTTTTCGGCACTATTAGAAAATCCTTTTTCCACATATATCTTACTAGGTCGCAACTCTAAACAATCTTTAAGATCACTTAGATGTTTGTCTGTTGCAGATGCGATGTAGACAGGAAATCCCCGATAAGAGGACTTTTTAATGTCCTCTCGGGAATATGTATTCTCTGATTTTTTACTACCAACATAAATGGGTGTAATTCTATGTCTCAATAATTTAGAGCCTAAAACTCCTGCCCATTTACCGGTGCCATATATTATTGCATGCAGAGTATTTCTCCTCGATGACCTCTGCTTACCAATTTAGCTTTAATGTCATCAAATACGTTCCACGCTACAACCAAAACAAGCGCATCCTTATCCAAATCCTCTGGACTAGTAATTAACTTATCCGTTCCCGGGAAATAATAGCCTTGTTTTAATTCATTGTCGTCAACTACACCTGTTAGTTTCGAATTGACTAGGTGTAGCGTGTATAATGATGTTACTGCTTTTGCAGCTGCACCGTAAGCAACAAATGGTCTATCATTTAATAAAGCTTTCATTCGATCTTCACGATCAGAAATATATTGCTCTACATCCTTTTTAGTTTGTTCCCAATCAACATTAGGTTTTTCAACATTAGATAAACCGACTAATTTTCTAGCATAAATTCTAAAACTAATGCCGTGTGTGTTAACTTCGATGTGTTTTTCTACGATTAATCCAGCTCGTTCTAAAAGTTTCGAGAATGAGTAGGGTGAATAGTAATCGATGTGTTCGTGATAAACATTGTCTAAGAACTTGCCGCTTAGAATACCCGACTGGTCACCACACTCTACAACTAATACACCACCTGGTCGTAAAGCATTTGAAATAGCTTTAACAACATCTAGTGTGTCCGGAATATGTGCAAGAACATTATTTGCTAAGATAAAATCGAAGTTGTTTTCCCATGCTTGTTTTTTAACTAAAGATGTAGTAAAGAAATCTGTAATTACAGGAATATTTTTACTAGTATGTTCTTCAATTAAGAATTCAGATGGTTCAACGCCAACAACTTCCATGCCATATTTATCTTTAAATTGTTGTAACAAATAGCCATCATTGCTACCAATCTCAAGAACTTTACTTGCACTGCCGGCGCCATACCTTGTACAAACATTTTCAGCATAGCTTTCAAAGTGTTTTCTAAATGAGGCTGATACTCCAGATTTATACTTGTATGTTGAAAATACATGATCAGGGTCTGGAGCAGATGCTAATTGCATATGACCACAATCAGAACAACGATTTAGTTCTAAAGGGTGTCTATAAAAGTCTGGTTCTGAAAAAAGAGCATTGGCTACCGGAGAATTCGGTAATGCTAACCAATGCTTTAGATCACTACTGCCGCAACAACGGCAAACATCATACTTCAACATACTGTTCATGCAACGGTGCAATTTTTACAATATCCTCATCGTATGAGGTTGCATCTCGTTTGTGTTCTGAGATAACTACCATGATAGAATCAGTTTCAAATACCATCTCATGGTCAATCATAGGACCTGTCTTAAACATATCCCCTTTGCTATAATGCTCACGATGGATTTTTGTCTCGCCATGATTGCGCCAATAGAACATCATATCGCCTGTTACTAGATAGCAGGTGTGTGTGTCTGTTTTATGATAGTGATTTGCACGGAGTGCGCCTGGCTTAGACCAAATCATTTGTACATTAGCGTCGCCGTGTGTAAGTGGAAGGATTGTGCCTCGGCCGTCTGTAAAGCCTTGTTCAACCGGTACTCGATGTGTTTCTGTCATAATTGCCTTTCAATTAAATTCATACCAATATGGTATAGTTCTTTTTTTCCAATTCGCTAAATGCTTTTTAGCACCTACATAATAATTTATATACGATTGTATTGAGTTATTTTTAACTCTATATTCTTCTGGCATTGCAGGTGTAGGTTCAGTAAATCCTACACCTTTAGGTATATGTGTTGGGGGCGTGGACAATGCGTCAATTAATCGCGCAGTAGCGTGTATTCTACCATAACGATAAGTATATTCGTCTAATACTGCTATGAATAGTTTATACAACCATTCATAATTTTCATAAGAATGTCTCACCCAAATTGCTGATGGATGGTTGATATGAGTAGCCCGATAAAGCACAGCATCGCGGCTATCAGAGAGTATATACGAGGTTCGTTGTCTGCCAGTTGCAGATCCCCTATCAATATTAGGGAAACCATCAATAAACCTGTGAGCAGTAGAAAGTAATTGAGCATATTCGAGAATCATTTTTACAACGTGTTTGTCGTTGTGTAGTTCGGCACAAATTGTTGGATCATTATGTAGATAAAATATATTCATAAAGTTTCTATAGATTTCAATATATCCGCAATGATTTGTCTAGACTTAGTTGAAAGTAAACTAGAGGATTTTGCTTCAACCAAAGCCTTGATAACAGTCACAGGATCATATGATTCTAAATTTTTATCAGTGACTTTTTCAGGAAGATTACCAAAAACATTTAAAGCAATAACTGTCAAAAGAATCTCATCCTCAGTATAGAGGGGTATTTTATACCCGTTAAATAAAGTTCGTCTCTCTGGAAATCTGTAAATCTTTGCGATCATTTAAATCACCTCTGTTTTTTATTTATGCTTATTTTACAGATTTACTTGCCTCTGCTGTACTTTTATCTTCACGTAATTCAATAAATCTAGGTAAGAACAAACTCTCACTTTCACCAGATCTTTCTTTAATGCGTGCATTATAACGTACAGTAATAATTTTTCCTATTACTTTTTTGTCAAACTCTGCTCGTTGTTCATCCGAATAACCAGATCCAACATTAACACGAATAACACCGTCACTTGTTTCACATACTAGTGCGCCCAAGCGACCTTTGTTTTTACCTGTGCCTTCTTCCCAGTCTACCACCATTAGATCACATTCAAGTTCTCCCTTGAACTTAATTTGATCTTTAGATCTGCGATCTTCCCAAATACCTGTTTTGGATTTTAGAATAGTACCTTCTTGACCTTCTGCTAGGAACTTCTCAAAGATTTTTTGTGCTTCATATAAATTGTCTACTTGCTTAGTCCACACCAAATCCACATAATGTCTAAATTGGTCAAAATTAGATTTAACGTGTGAAATGCAATTATTGAGTTTACCCAATCTAACATTGTATGGCTCTTTATCAATACCTTGTTTAAATGAAGCATAAGGAATAGCATCCCATAATGTAGCTCGTACATTTTCTGCTTCAGTCTGACTCATTGTACCTTTAATTGCTTTAGATAAAATGCCATTACCTGTTTGACGATTAACTGGCTTGCCTGCATAATCTGCAACTAACAATTCACCGTCGAACACCATGTCGTCTTTATAGAATTCCGCCATCTTAATAAATGGTATCGGGAATGATGGATTAGGAATAGTTAATTCTTTACCATTGCGTGATCTAAACTCTACTACACCGCCTTTGACGATTGCGTTGAATCGCATTCCATCGAGTTTAAGTTGACAAAGCGCAGGGAGCGGGATTTTGTCGACGAGCTTTTGGTCGTATCCAGAAGCCAACATAACCGGGTATGTCGAGATAATACCGGGCCAAATTTTATTGGCTGTGGCTTCGGAGACTCCGCAACGGAGGTCTTTTGCAATAACACGCTCAATGATTTTTGCATTTTCTTTACTCAAGTTAGATAGAACATTACGTAGATGTGAAATAGCATTATTGCCTGTTACTGTTCGACTAGACAGTAGTGATAAATCATCTAATGCCTGTTCCAAAGTTTTGCTCTCTGGAACAAAATCGTAACTTGGAATTTTTCTAATATAGAATTGAATGAACGGATCAAGTGCAAGATAGAAAACGCGTTTAAGCGTTTCGTTATTTTTGTTCTTGACAAGAATTGCTTCTTTAGCTAGACGGGAATTGTCATTTGATAATTGTTCAAATATATTATAGATCATACTCATTTTTTCTCCTTAACAATACTATTATAACACCTTACTAAAAAGGTGTCAAGCATTATATGGGATAAATGGATTAAATTGTGGATTAATTGAAAAAGAAACCTTATATTTTGGTTCATTAGCAATCAACGTCTTTTTAATCTCTTCGATTTTCTCCAAACTAGCATAAACGCCTACAATATTTTTTCGTTTTACACGATTAATATTATCTAAATACTTAGCTTCGAGAATAAATTGGTTGAACATATTAAGCAGTTTCTTTAGCCATTGTAGTGGTGTTAGTAATAGCTTGATACATTGATTCAAACTCTTCGTGTTCCTCTAGCTCAAGACTAAAGTTTTGTTTGTGATAAACTCGCGCCATACGACGGAATGTCTTTTTAGACAATAGTTGTTTCTCACAAATTTCATTGATAGCTTCTCGAATAAATTCGCGTTCACCTTCGATGCGAGTCATCGATGAACTAACTTCTTTCATGCAATCTAAAATTGCTTTACGATCAGCTGGGCTGGATGGGATTGTCATAATTAAATTTTCCTTTCAATATCATCTTCAATACAATTATCGCCATACTGGATTTCGATAATTTTCAATGGGCTACTAGCTTCATTACAAAGCTGATGCCACTCTGTTTTGCTAATATGTAGACTTTCAAATTTTTGGTAAGTCCCTACTAGCTCAACGTCTGTGCTACGATTTAAACTATAAACCGAAGCTGTTCCCTCTGCAACGAACCAATGTTCTGCTCGATCTTTATGTCGTTGCATGCTTAAACATTTACCAGGATCAACAGTAAGTTCTTTTAACTTAACTTCTTGACCTTGTTCGTGTAGTACTCGATAATAACCCCAAACTCTATCTGTTTTCGGGGACTTCCATTCTTGAAGAATCCAAGAGCTAGAATTCATTTTGTTTTCGCCACCTACACCAAATAAAAATTCTAGATTTTTATCTTGAATATTCATTTCTGGAATATTTTCTTTTGTACGGTCTCCACCATTAGCAAAAATAATTTTATCGTTAGGATATAACATTCTAACATTTCTAATGGCTTCTTTTGCACTACCATCGTCATCATTAAATAGAATGCATTTGTCAACCATTGCTAAATTTTGAACGATTGATGTTCTTTCAGTAATAGGCATAAACGGTGTGCCTTTTTTACGCTTTAACCAACTGTCAGAGTTTACACCCACAACTAACAAATCACCTAATTTTTTAGCTGCTTTAAAATATTCGATATGCCCAGAATGAATTGGATCGAATCCCCCTGTTACTAAAACTATTGTTTTCATTAGCGCCTCATGCTTGAAATAGATTTTGCTTCGTCATCACTAAAGATGGGTACAGCATTACTTTTGTGCATAGTACCAATACCGATAATGTTAGTACCAGTATACCGAGGAATATCCTTGGTATGAAGTGCACCACTATGACCGGTGTCCAAACTCTTAATGTGATTGCTTGTTTGTCTGCCTGCAGGAGCAGATAAAGTATATGATAAAGACTCGAATGTCTTTTCTACTTTTTTCTTTTGAATTGCTTGCCCGTGTTGAGCAAGTACTTGTTGCCAGCTGTCGTCAAGATCACGAGCACGCTTTGCCTCTTCAGCAGAGCGGTACTTGTGTTTGCCTTTTTTCTTACCGGTTGTAGATAACCAGGGCCCAACAATATGCATTGTCATAAAAACTCCATTACGAATAATTAATTATAACATCTTTAGACGATGTTGTCAAGTCTTATCAAAAGCCCTAAATTTATGTTCAAGAAACATTCTACTATCGTGATTTGGATCGTCGGGGATTGTTCCTTGATCTGACCATTGTTCTTTTGGCACAGAAACTGGTTTTTCTTTGAACCAGGTCAGGATGCGTTCAAAGAATCCATCTTTTTTACCTTCGGTTCCCCCAACGGAGGAATAATTGGTTTATTGGGTAGTAAACCAGGAAACGCTTCTCGTATCAAATCTTCTTTTAATGATTTGTATTTAGTTTGTAGCTTTCTGTCTTTAGCTAGACATACTGCTTCAGCTTCCGTCCAATGAATACCTTCGAGCAATTGAATAAACAACTGTTCTTTTCTGCCCCTAGTCAAATTAATATCATCTTGTAACCAAATATAGAAACGTCTAAATTCTACAAAAAGATTTGACTCAGAATATCCTGCTGGTATAGCTGTATCCTTTTTGTAAGGAGGTTCACCTTCGGGCAAATTCATTTTAACATTTGGATCAAAATTAATTTGCAACATTCCTTTTAGGATAGGATGGTCATATGCTCTTAGTGTTTTAATCTTGGCTTCTTTGGAACCAGCTTTTTCAACTTCATCAAAAATTTGTGGGATAGATGTTTTCACTTTAAAATTCCTCTATAACTTCTAGCATGTTCTTCATTTTATGTTCAACAAAGAAATTTAGTAATTGACTTTTATCTTTTGTTGGCTTATTGGTATAAGTATTTATAATTGATTCTTTGATTGAAGTTGGGATACAATCAAAGCTAACCAATTTGCGATTTCGCTCATAGTTTTGTTTAAATTCGGGATCCTGTGGCATAGCATCAAAATCTTTATACCAAACATCTACTTTATCTTGCCTAATAGCTTTTTGTCTTGTGCCTGTTACAATACTATCATCAGCAGAAAGAACATTAGGAACACCGTCACCTTTGTCTCCTCGAATAATGTGTTCAAACAGATATTTTTCTGGACTGATATCTGATTTTACATATTTCTTTTGAATGGGGGAAAACTGTTTAACATTATCATATTTTTGTAATTGTATGAAGTCGTGATCTCCGGATAATACTAAGAATGGTTTTGGTTCTGAAAATAATACATTATTGGTATCATTCGTCTGTGACCATTCTGCTAATACTGCAATTACGTCATCTGCTTCTGCACCATCAACATTAATTACTTTATATGGGAAGAATATATCAATCTCACTCCTGATAAGATTCAATGCTTCAAAGATTTGTTTCCAATCCAATCCAGACGCTTCACGAGCTTTTTTCCTACCTGCCTTGTAGAACTTAAATGCTTCTCTGCGCCAGTAGTTTTGATTGTCACACGCAATAACAATCTCACCAAATTCTTTACCGAATTTTTGTTTATAGCTTCTAATAGAATTTAGAATCATATGACGTAGAAGTGGTACTTGCACCTCGATGTCATTGCGGCTACCGATCTCCATCATAAGATTAGAGATGGCTGTTTGATTAAAGTCAACTACGATCATGATATATTTTCTTAAGTTAGTTTTACTGTTACATTATTTTCTGGCGGTGCAATTTCAGTATCGGCTACCGCAATTGTATCGCCATATATGTCTGTGAATGCTGTCCCAGTTTCATTTTGCTGTTGTATTGCCGCAGCATAAACTGCTACTTTTGCTTTAACATCTGGTTTCAATGTTAGATCAAATACCTGATTTCCGCAACCCGATAATAAGTTATAAACAATTTGTGTAATTTGTGATGTTACCGCACTTCTAATTGCCGCCTTGTTTACTATTGTATTAAAGTTTAAATTAAATCCATCGATTGTGCTTTTAAATGTTGCTAAAGCAGTGACTACATCAGCAATACCTGATCCGCTAATTAGTTGTGTGGTAATCGCATCAATTAAGTCTTTTGTCTTTAAAGATTCGGTTAATGCTTTAAGATCGATATCTGGCACATCGCCATTCGGTGTACATCCGCTACCCAATAAGTCTTGTAATGAACAACCGCCTGCAGCCGCTGAACCTGATACCGCCCCTACACCCGATAATCTATCAGTGTTTGTTTTAAAAGTTTGCAATGCTGTTTTGTTAGCCTCAAGAGAAGCTTTTTGAGCCGTTAGTGTCGCATCGCCTGGATTTGAAGCAAGATCAGCATCAACAGCTGCTATCCTAGCATCAATAGCAGCAATAGCTGCGGTTATAGATGCACCGACAGGATTTTGATATAATTGTCCGCCAATTTTTTCCATAACATCGGAAAAATCATTGACGGCGGCTTGTGCAGAATTTATAGTTGCAGTCACCTGATCAATTAGTTGTTTAATTTCTTTTAAACCGGCAGGTATCAAACCGCCCTGCGCCATTTGCGCTTTGCCTTGACTCAGCTGAGAATAAAGTTGTTGTAATGGATTGCCGCCTATCTGAGATAAAATAATCTTGATAAGCGAGCAATATGTTAATTTTAACACTGACATATAGTTACCTCATAATTCGTAAAATGATTGTATCTATATTTATCCTACCATTAACCGCTTGTTCTTTAGACTTAATATCATTAATATATGTTCGCAACTTAACTTTACCTGCACCCATTAGATCTTTAATTTGTTCTGCAGGTTTACGCAATGTCTTTTGCTTAGATTTATCGGGTGACCAATTTTGCAAAGCTGAACCTTTAACAGTCATACCTTTTGTAGACTCAGATGTATAAACTGCTAGCTTACGAGTTTTAGTATTAAATACCCATACTTGTTCCGCACCTACTAGATCAATAGCCTTTGCAGATGTTAAACCTAGTTCTTCATCTTTAACCTTATACTTAAGGTTTTTAATCTGTGTAACTGCTGGCTTCTCTCGTACTGCTCGAGGTTTACGATTTGCTTTCTTAAATTGTGAATATTTCTCACAATCAGCAATAAATGCCTCAAATAACTTAACTAAGTTCTTTAGTTTTCGTTTATTGATATTAGAATAACCCTCAATAGTCTGGGAATCTTTAGTATCAATAACTGCGGTATAATGTTCTAATTTTTTCTCTGCCCATATTTTAATATCAGAAACATATGGTCCAGGAATTTGATTGGATTTTAAATTGTTGTAAAGATTAATTTCTACATCATTCTTAATAAAGTCATCAATCAATCCTTCAACTTCGCCGATATACTCAGAAATCTTTTCTTTCATTGCATCTTGAATAGAAGGCTTCTTAACTACGCCGATAGGTGTTACAACCTTAGCAACAGCTTTCTTGCAATAAAATCTATTTTTGCCTAGACGAATTATTTCTTCAAGCGCATTATTGAAGCCTTGCATATGAGTAGGCGACAATTTGGCACCTTGAAGAAGTAGTCTAGCAATCCAGCCATATGAGATATGAACGTCTTTTTCTTCAATCTCAAAAAAATATTTCGAATCTTCAGGTGCATTATGTTTAATATAATAGTCGTAATACTTATAAGAGTCTGCTCTAGTCTTTTCTGCAGAATACCAATTAGTAATACGTATCAAGTCTGCCGTATAATTTACAGAAATAGGATCGAGATGCGAAACCGAAGGTTCTGAACCATAAGTACGACTCAAATCGTGTTCACGTTTAGATGCCAATTTTATCCCCTATTGTAAAATTAATTTCCCTGATAGAATCATACCTACACGAACGCCATTCGTTTTTCTCTAAATCAAAAACGGAAAGCACGTCGTTATTTTCTTTTCTGACGCGATCTGTTTTCTTTTCAAGAATAGGTAACGATGATTCGATAAGAGTACACTTCATTTTTCTTATTGTATCATCTTTCTTCACGAAAGTCAAATTTACAATGTCCGTTCTGAGAACGCCTTGTAACCATTCCCTAAATAACTGTTGTTCTTTTGGGTTAGTTTCTTTATACCAGGTTGGGGATTCTAAATTCATTTTGTACAGCTTTCAAAATAGTTTCCACGCGATTATCAACGTGATAATTGTTCATAATTAAATTGTGACGAGCTAAAATGCCGTCTTTGCCGGTTTCATCAAATATTTTATTTGCTTTTTCGGTAATTGGTAATGGATTTTGGATATCTTCATAATCATAGAATAAAACATGATCATGCATATTGACAACATCCCTGTGATATTTTAATGAACGGGGAACAATAGGAATTCCTCCAGTAATTAAAGCATCAAAAATTCGGATAGGGGCATCATTCAATACTGGAACAATCCAATGCGCTTTATGACTACACCATTCGGTAAATCGATCCAACATATCTCGACCATGATAAGAACCATCTACTAATTTTACATTTGGCAATGTTTTATTTAGAATTGTTAAATTCTTTTGACGTAATGGAAACTGCGGATATTCAATATGTGTTCCCAGTGGATCATTACTACGATCTGTGTCTGTAATAAGATTTAAATGTTCTTTTAAATATTCTTTAGACCATTGAATAGTACCAGACCCAACCGGTCCTGCCATGATATTATTAAATCTTGATAATGGTTCAAGATTATCAGAGTGTGTTGGTATATAAAGATCGCATGATGCAGCTAGCATACCTGATAGTGCGAACCAATGGTGATTATCAAAATCCCAAATAACGAATGCAGATGTAGGTGAATTTAAATACAATTCAATAAATCGATTTAAATTATTATCAGTCATTACATTGTTATTACTTAAGATAACAATAGAATTCTCAAATATCTTTGGTGCCGAATTCATATTAAAGAAGTGCATATTTGCACCCTTTGGTTTATATGTAACAGCATGAAAAATATGATCAGTTAAGTAAACTTGACCTGAAAAGTTTTTGCTTAAATTTTCAGCAAGGTTTCTTACTCGAACATTTTTCAAACAAACCATATCATATACGGCATCTTGTTGAGATTGTGCACTAGTACCGGCAATTGATTGCGCGATGTTATTTGAAATTCCATTTGCCGCGCCAATATAATCAGATAAGTTGCTTGGCGGTGGCGGAGTTTGCATGTTATAAAATACTGACATTATTCGTAATCCTCATCATCTACATTTCTATCATTTGCCAGATTTCTAATTCTATTTTGTATGTGATCTAAAATAAGAACATGACATTTATCTGGGCCTACAGTTTGATCAAATACCTCAAACACTCTTTGTAACATTGCGCAATTAAACATTAGTAAATCTGTATCATCGTCGCACATCATTAGTTGGCGATCTACGGGCTCCATTAGATCACGCATACGTTTTTCTACTTTGGATTCTTTCAATTAACGACCTCTGCCGACTTTCTTTTGAATCGCTTTATTGGGGATAAGAAGATTTTTTGATCTTCCTGTGTTTGCCAATGCCTGCAAGTCTGCTAAAGGTTTCGAATGTGATTTAGGTTTTCTTGATTTTATTGTATTGATATCAAGCTCTTTATTGTTTGCCATATTGTCTCCATTTTAAAATGTTTTTAGTTTTTGCCAAGTATCCATCCAATTAAGTACATTATAACACCGACCTATATTGTTGTCAATAATAACTTTGCCTAAAGGATAATCATTACCTGCCTTGTCCATACGATCTCCGAAGAAATGAACTTCTGTTTCGTTTGGTAAGTATTTGAGTATTTGTGATTTGTCAGCGCCTTTGGCAAATATGTCAATGCCTGTTTCACCGCCGACAACGGCCTGTACATTAGACCATTTGGTGTTGATTTCGTTTGCAATATATTCTCGTTCAAGATGAATTTTATCCCATTGATAATATTCGTCTCGTTCTAAGCCTAGAGCATTACGACCAACGATTGAAAAGTTTACCATTCCGATTCTTTCTTCGAAATGTTTACCATACCTACATTTGTATCTTGAATAATAAAGTTTGTTCTCAAGAAATAGCCACAAATCATCAGGGCATTTCCAATCACTTTTGTGAATTAATTTGCCTTGTTGATAAATTGCATTGCCTGAGCAATTGAAAGAAAACCTGGCTTTGTTGACCAGGTCTTCTCCAAGCTGTTCTACGGTTTTTTCAAGATCGGACCCTGTCACAAATGCAACAGGATGCTGATCCATAAAATTATTAAACCAAACTTTAAATTCATTATCTATAACGCCACGACTCGGTGTGAGTGTGCCATCCACATCAAATATAAAATACATAATAAATTACCTTATGCTTTACCTTCTACTTTTTCTTTTGTACGACCATAAGCAGCGATACCTAGAACGGCACCCATTGCAATATGATATAGTCCAGCACCTTGAAGGGTTAACGGTTGCCATTGGCTCGTAACTTGCCCTGCAGATAATGATTGAAGTAAAGACCATAAAATTGGAAATACAACAAAGTCCATGGTACAAGTTAGCATGTAGATCCAACCCATTGCAGGTCGCCATTTTTTATTGATCCAATCTTGTGAATCTTTATCATGTGCAACTAATACATCTGCACCTGAATGCATTGCGCCGCCTGAGCTTTTTAACATCTCAGGATTGCCAGATTTATAACCTTCAGGTGGTGTTGCGTTAGTATTAAAAGGCGTTGGATTTCTTCTTTCTTCTTCAGCGTGTTCGTCCCAATTTGCCATTTTTAAACCTTTTTTTATTTTTTTATCTTTTTTGCTCTTGGAGCCTTTGATGCAGCTGTTTTTCTAGCTCTTGTGGCCACGGGTACAGCTGTGGCTGCTACTACGACGGGTTCCGCCGGTGTAGCAATTAGTTCAGCTGGCGCTTGCCCCTGTGCCTCAACCACTACATCTGCAGGAGCAGGTGCTGGAGCAGTTGGCGCTTCGGCAGCTGCGGCAATGGCAGGTGACTCATTGATTTTTTCATGTCTTGCTGCAAGATCAAGAGTTGGTTCTTCTGTTTTCTTTGGTTCTAAACCAAATAATCTTCTTAAAATACTCATTTCATTATCCTTTTATAGTTAATATTAAAAGTCACGGTGAGAACCGCAACAGCATTATATATTTAACACAAAACACACCTCACTATTTTATGAAATTGTGTCGTCAAATGATGTAAATGTGGTTATGTTGAATCTTTTTGGTAATTCTTCGAATAAACCATATTCTTCACTAGTATTATCCAACACGATTGAAGGTAGCCCCACAAGATCACCTACCCAGACAATACTAAGGGTACAGTAATCGGTTTTCTTACTAAATGAATTGGACGTGTAGCGATCTTCGTAAAATCCGACTGGATAAAGGTCGCCTTTGAAATCTATGCCGATTTCTTCTTTGATTTTGCGCCTGGCAGCATCAATTGCACGCTCACCTTTGTGAATTCTGCCGCCAATTGGCCAGTAAACCCCTTTGCAGGGTTCCTCGGTTCTTTTAATTAACAATAATTTATCATTGTAACGTAAACAAACATCAACGCACAAATTTACAGTATTCTTAATTATCTCTTTGTATTGTTTTTCTGGT